GCGCCTGAGTAGTACATAGCGGTTGAGTTTGCTTGGAATGACAATTCTTGCAGAATGGTCGAACCACCTGTAAAAGGCTTGTAACGGCCTTTTTCACGCAGGCGAGTCAGCAACGCATTGTTTTTGGTCACGTTATCGGCAACGATGCCTGAACGTGACTCAATGGTGGTTGCTAAAACGTCTGAGTAATTACTATTGGCGTATGCCATGATTTACTCCTTTTTAATTCACCTGCCGCAGCGCATTGGCAATGACGGCTCGGCGATCAGTTTGATTGACTGCACCTGAGATGGCAGCGCCAGGCGCTCCCCTAACTTGTACAGCCGCTTGTTTTGCTTTCTGTACTTGATTTTGCGTAGCGTAGCTTTGTTGCTGTTGAGCATATAAACCTTGTGCCAACTGTGGATCAAGCCTTACGGCGGTGTCATATGCCACTTGCAATTTCTCGCGTTCAGACAAATGACCAATGTCCCCTAGAACCTGCGGCGCTTGGAGAAGCGACAACATACGATCTTGGACTGCCTCAAAGTGTGCGTTTGCGGGGTCGCCTGCAAACTGCTGGATTACCGAGAGTGCTCGGTTTTCATTCTGTTTCTGCGCTTCGTACTGGCTCTGCGTGATGTGTGCCGTGAGCTGTTGCACTTGTTGCGCTAATTGATTGTAGTGCGAATCTTGCTGTTGTGGTGGTGGTGCGCCATTAAAGTAAGCCGCCACTTGATCCAAAGGAATTTGAAACCGTTGAATCATTTGCGCTACCGCTTGCGATTTTTGCTGCGGTGTGCCTGTTCTTAACAATGCCGCCGTTTGAAGCAATGGTGCAATCGCTTGAGCCGCCGTAGTGTTCTCGTTTCGCAAAATCCATTCGTAAGGCGCAAACTGCTCAGTAACAGCCCGAGCCTCGGCATCCCTTTGCTTGTATGTGCTAATGCCCTTTTCATAGTCGGCATCTCGTTGGGCAAAGGCTTGCTGTAGTTCAGGCGGGGCTTTTTCCCAATGTTCTTTTAGCTCAAGGCGCAAGCTTTTGGGCATTTCAGCTCTTGGCTTTTCAGCCATTTGCGGTGCTTGCGTTTGGTCTGTTGGAAACTTAGGAGCAAACTTTCCCCCCTCACGGGGCTGAGTAGCTGCGTGTTTGCCTCGGTTTGTCGGTGTCTTGGTCAGTGCCTCACGAATCGTATCGGCTCTGCTTTGCGGCTCTGCTGCCGTTTGGGGCGCTTCTACCGCTGGAGTTTCGGGTGCTGGTGTTTCTACTGTGTCGGGTGCGACAACTTCGTTTTCCATCACTTCATCCTTTTCATTTGTTCCAAAGTCATTTTGATCATTTCTTTACGCTCGGGCATTGGGCGGTTATGTAGCCGGTTTGCCATCTCTACGTTAAGGTTAGACATCTTAACAGGTGCAATCGGTGCGCCTGGTCGGTCAAACTCTTGCACCGTAGCCAGTTGACCACGCAATCGGTCTCGGTGCGCTTCTTTCTTCTTGTTCCACTCTTGCTGTGCATATTTAACATCAGAGTGACCCATCTCAATCGAATCGGTGCGCTTTAGGTGCTCACGCCATTGCTTTCTTCCCTCAATCATCACACCATCAGGCGACATAAAAGGTGCAATGTCACCTCTTACCGAGGCCATCGCTTCGTCTCGGTATTCGCCCCTTGTGACCTCGTAGGCTTCGCTGCCATCTGATGGATAAACCCAAGTTCTTTTCACATTAACTCCAAGATCATTGCGACATCTTCTTCATCACGTTTTCGCTTAACACGGATTTCAAGGTCTTTGACCCTTTGCATTAACAAATCATAATCAATTTGTTTTCTGACCGCAACCTCTATTGTTTGCGCTGGTGCGGAGGTGATCTCTTCCCTTACCTCGGGCGGCAAGCCAAACAGCGCCTCTTGTAGTTTTAGCTTGCGTTGTGCTTCTAGCTTTCGGTCTTTAGCCCATTGCTCATCGCGCTTTTTTTCGTCAAAACCAAAGTGACCGCCAAGCAAAATGTCAGCAGGTGGTGGTGGTGGTGGGACTCCATCGCCAACCGTGCTAAATGGTAACTGTGCAAAGGCTGATATGCCAAACACTTAAGCTCCCCAAGTGGCGGCTAATCCATCGGCATAAGTTTTGTTAACAATGTCTGTACCGCCTGACGGTGCTGTGGATACCGTGCCGGTAGTTGCGGCTATATTAACAAACGTGCCATTTTTGGGTGTAATCCCGCCAATAACCAAATTATCTAGCGTACCCGCATTTGTTGGCGCTATCTCAATCGATCCTGCCCCCGAGGGTTTTATGTGGACATGACCTGTGCCTGTTGGACTAATGTCAACTTGGGCGTTTGCGCCATTAATATTTGTTGAAACATTTAACGATAAATTATCCCCGCCACCACCCCCCATGCTTAATTGGGTTGTGCCTGCTGAGTTTTTTAACGACAAACCGCCCGAATTAGTAGCTTGAACGGTAGGCGTTGTGACCTTGGTAAACGTAACATCTGTGCCGCTTGTGACTGCCACGCTTGATGGCAAAGTTACAAATACATCCTTTGCACCTGCCGCAAGATTAAGTATTGAGCCTGTTGATGAAGAGATTATGGTTGTTCTAGCTAACGTGCCGCTAAAGTAAGTCCCAATCCCAACTTCCCATTGCGTACTTCCTGAAATGGTGTAATAAGTTGTATTGTTGTTGCCAATTACCGCAAATGACTGAAACCCATCAACAGAGCCGTCTAGCGTGATCGTTCCAGTACCTGTGGAAGTGGTGGTCTGTCTTACCCGATCAGCTAAAACAAGGCTCATGCTATCTCCACGCCAATTACTAAGCCATCAGCACCCCTAACCACTTTCTTGGGTGCGGATAGTTGTTGCATTGCCTTACCAATATTTTGCATTGATTCGCCGTGCATATTAGCCATCTGATCATGCATCAGCGCCATTTTGTCCATAGCTTGGACAATCGTGCCACCTAGCTCGTTGGTTATTTGTGCAGACGCTGCTTCAATGACCGGTAAGTCAACGCCAGGGTTGCTACCAATCCTTGCCACCATGATCTTAGTCGCAGCTTCAAGCTCTGCTCTCCATCGTTCATATTCTTCCTTTCCAGCCATTTCTCGGGCTTTAATTTGAAGTTCGTTGTTTTGTTTAGCGGTCTCAAAGTCCGCTTTCATTTGTGCCAATTGCATCTCAGCCTGCACTTTAGCTTGGTGCATCTGCATCTCAAGCTGTGCCTTGCCCTGCTCAATTTGCGCCTGCGCTTGCATCTTCATTTGTTCGGTCTGCGCTTGTGCTTGCATCCGCATCTGCTCGGCTTGTTGCTCTGCTTGCATTTGCATCATCTCGGGCGGTGGGCCTGCCGGTTGTTGTTGAGCCGCATCTGCCTTGTCTTGCAAGGCTTTCATAGCCTTTTCTACTGCGCTCTCTAAACTTCGACCTGCTCTGTATCGGCGCACCAAGAACAATAACATTTCGGAAACCATAGGCAAAGTCTCAGGCGCTTGAGTAACCATAGGGATTGCCTCGCGCAAGAATGCACCAATAGCCCCTATTGCCTCTTGTGCGCCTTGCTTTTCTGCCTGCTCATCAATCTGAGCCAAACTATCAGCCTCAACCGCAATATGGAAGTCGCGTATGGTGCTATCAGACAACATCTGCAACGCCGCTTGCAACATCTGCGGGTCTTGACCATCCGGCGTGTTCATCACGCCTGACATCTCAACAATCAGCTCAGGCGGGTAAAACTTACATATAACTTGCGCCTTGAGCTTAAAGATGTCAGTAGCAAACTTAGCCACATCCCCTTGGCTGCTCTTTAACCGCAAACTTCCAAAGTTAGCCTTAAGCTGTTGAGCACCAAGCGTTTCTTGGGCTTTGGACGATCCACGCAAGATGTCCGATATGCCCATGATTTCGTAAATAGACTGCTTGACCTGTTCCCTTGCCGCATACAACTCTCGCAAGGTAATGATGATCTGCGAGGTATCCATCATGTCGATAGCGCCTTTTAAGCCGCCTTTTTCCGACATTGCCGCCCATGCGGTGACGGGGAATAGCTTGTTGTCTACGCCCTCGCTAAACATCCGAGCCAGCTCTTTAAACTCAGCATTAAATACGCCCACAGCTTTACAGGCTTTGGTCAGAAGTAAATGCGTTGAGTTAGGTTATCTAGCTCTTGTGCCT